AAAAGGTGAATTTTTGGTATAATTTTAATAAATAGGAATTTATGGATTTAAAGCGAGATTTAGTCAAGTACGTTAGAGACAAAGCGAAATCTAAATATAAGAAAGACACCCAGTGCTTTATCTGTGGTGCGACGGAACATTTAGACTTTCACCATTTCTACGGAATGACTGAGTTATTAGAAAGTTGGCTGAGGAGTAATAGAATTACTATCACTTCTGCCGATGAAATCATGAATGTCCGAGAAAAATTTATTGATGAATTTAACAATGAGATTTACAATGAAGCTGCTACACTATGCAAAGCCCACCACTTAAGGCTCCACAGTATTTATGGTAAGAGACCAAGATTAGTGACTGCACTTAAGCAAAAACGATGGGTTGGAAAACAGAGAGAAAAACATGGCATGGTATTACAGATTTTTAGGTAGAAATCAAACTGACGAGAAGTTAAACCCTTCTCAGTCATTTATAGCCTTAAACGAAGGGTTAACATTAGATACCCGAGAAAACAAAGATAATTATAGATCAGCTTATGAAGAACTAGAAGTAGTTAATAGGGCTGTAAACATGATCGTAGACGATTCTGCGGACATCAAATATGATGTCAGCAACAAAGTAAATGGAGTAGCACCAGTAGTAGAAAATGTTCGAAAAACTCGTGTTGATTTATTACTTAATAAAGAACCAAATCCATTTCAGGATATCAATACTTTTAAGAGAAATCTTATAATTGATCTACTAATAGATGGTAATATTTTCGTATATTTTGATGGAAGACATTTATATCATCTTCCAGCACAGAATGTAACTATCCATTCTGATACTAGTACTTACATAGAGAAGTTCACATATGAAGGACATGTCGATTATTCAACGAAAGAGATAATACATATTAAAGAAAACTCATTTAAATCGATCTATCGAGGAGTACCTCGACTAAAACCAGCATATAGAACCATGTATCTACTTGATAACATGAGGAAGTTTCAAGATAACTTCTTCAAGAATGGAGCAGTTCCAGGATTAGTTCTAAAAAGCCCTAACACTCTTTCCGAGAGAATCAAAGAAAGAATGCTGCAAGCCTGGGCTACTAGGTATAATCCTTTAAATGGCGGTAAACGACCACTTATTTTAGACGGTGGAATTGAAGTTGATGATTTAACAAAAATTAATTTTAAAGAACTAGACTTTCAATCATCTATCAACGCGAATGAGAAAATAATTTTAGAAGCTATGGGTGTTCCACCTATACTTCTAGATGGTGGGAATAATGCAAACATTAGACCTAATCACAGACTTTACTATCTAGAGACAATTCTCCCGATAGTAAGAAAAATAGCTTATGCTTTTGAAAGATACTTTGGATTTGAACTTGTTGAAAATGTTTCAAATATTCCAGCACTACAACCAGAGTTAAGGGACCAAGCGGCGTATTACGCAACGCTAGTCAACACAGGCATAATGACACCAAATGAAGCTAGAGACGCAATGGGGCATGAACCTTTAGAAGGACATGATGATTTGAGAGTCCCAGCTAATATAGCGGGTAGCGCAGCAAACCCCGAAGACGGTGGGAGACCACCACAAGAAGAGGAACAGGATAATGGCGAACAAGAAAGCAGTACTTGAACAATTAGCAAATTTTTTTGCTGAACAAGGAAAAGTTTTAACACCCTCAGAGTATAAAGCTCTAGGTGCAGATGTACCTATGAGATTTATGACGGCAAAAAGACCTTTCGGGTCTTGGTCTCGTATGACTCAGATGTTAAAAGTTAACTTTCCAGACCAATGGGCCAAAGCTAACTCTGAAGCAGCACCTGCTCCAGCCCCTAAGGCTGAAGTAAAAGCAGCTCCAAAACCAGCAAAGGCAGCTCCCAAAAAAGCTAAGAAATAGGTAGGTACATATGGAGAAAATTTTTCATTGGACAAATACTTTCAAAACTCTTGGCGAGGACGAAGACGGTAGCGTTGATATTAAAGGATTAGCGTCTACCAATGCACTTGACCGAGCAGGAGATGTTATAAATCATGATGCATGGATCAAAAAGAATGGATTAGAGAACTATAAAGCTAATCCTATTGTTCTATTTAATCATGACTATAATAAACCTATTGGTCGTGCAACTTCATTGGAAGTTACAGACAAAGGTCTCGAATTTGGAGCAAAAGTTTCCAAATCCGCAGGCGAAATTAAAGATCTTATTAAAGATGGTGTTCTTGGAGCCTTTTCAGTCGGTTTCAGAGTCAAGGATGCAGATTATAACTCAGAAACCGATGGATATACAATAAAAGATGCCGAAC